AGGATAATTATGTCTTATAACTATGGAAGTCCTATTACAGGCACTCTTACTGGAACTACTGCAACTTTGGCTTTGCCAATGCTATCTTTTCCAGCAACTTTGGTTTTAAATTCATCTGCTGCTGGTGGACGCGCAATTCAATTATCTTATGATAATGGCGCAACTTACTTCCCTGCTGTAACTCCTACCTATACAGCAACAGGTCAAATCGTTTATGTTTTGACCGCCCCAGTTACAACTATCAAATTTACCGGCGCAGCTAACGACACTTACAGTATCATCTAGTAGTGTTCAGATAGGGTTTTACTATGACAACGCTACTTTTTGCTAACCAAGCGCAAACGACCCTTGCTGCCCCAGTAAGTAGCACTGCTACGACTATCTATATTGCTAGTGGTACAGCCTCATACTTTCCAAATCCGGGCGTTGATGAGTCTTTTAAACTTACTTTAATTGACGCTTTAAATAGTCTAATTGAAGAAATTGTTTTAGTTACAGCCGTAAACGGCGATGTTTTGACTGTAATTCGGGGTCAAGAAGGTACAACTCCTAGAGCATGGAAACGTGGAGATTTCGCAGCTAACTTAATGACTGCGGGGACTGGTAACGATTTTGCCCAAATCTATGATTTAGAAAATACCAAATACAACGCATTTTTCCTTAACGTAGATGCTCAAACTGGTAATATTTACGCTGCGCCAACTCAGGCTACAAGTCTAGTTAATAAGGCGTATGCTGACTCTATTTCACAAGGTACTTCCAAAGCAGAATGCCAATGCGCAACAACAGCGCCAATTACGCTTTCTGGCCTTCAAGTTATTGACCAATACACTACTGTAGCTGGCGATCGCGTTGTTGTTAAAAACCAAAGTAACTCTGCCGAAAATGGTATTTGGGTAGTTTCCACTACGGCTTGGGCTAGAGCAAACGATATGTCTGCTTGGTCACAAGTACCGGGCGCATCTACTTTTGTTCAAAATGGCCATCTTTACGCTAATACTGGTTGGAACGTCATTGCACCTAAATTGGGTACGATTGACGTAACCCCTATTGTTTGGACTCAATTTTCCGGTATGGGAACCTATACCGCTGGCGTAGGCTTAAACCTAATTGGTACACAGTTTAATATCAGCAACACGACTGTTAGCGCTGGTAGTTATGGCGTTGCTAACTCTGTACCAACAATTGTCTTTAATGCTCAAGGTCAAGCAACTTCAGCTACAAATACGCCAATCAGCATTGCTTCTAGCCAAATTAATTCGGCTATTCCAAACAGCTTATTAGCCCATAGCTCTTTCACTATTGGCTCTACTGTTGTTTCCCTTGGCGATACGATTACAACATTAGCTGGGGTATCTATCAGCGGTTCTACCAATACGCTGACAAATATTGGCAACACCTCTTTAATTAACAGCTCAGTTACTTTTAACGGTGTTAACGTAGCCCTTGGCGGTTCAGGCACAATCACTGCGGTTGCGCCTCATGCCTTAACTATCGGCACTGGCTTAGATGGCGGGTCTTATGATGGCTCTGCTGCCGTCACAATTAACTTAGCTAACACTGCGGTTACTGCTGGCGCTTACGGTTCTGCTGGTTCGGTAGCAACTTTCACTGTAGATGCGCAAGGCCGTTTGACCTTAGCCAATACTGTTTCGATTGCAATCAGCAATACTCAAGTATCTGGCCTTGGCACAATGTCAACTCAGAATGCCAATGCAGTAGCGATTACTGGCGGCACAATGAGCGCAGTATCAATCTCATTAGGCAGCATTGATAACACACCTATTGGCGCTACAACTGCTAATACCCTTCGCGGTACAACGATTACCGCTACAACAGGCTTTACCGGTTCAGGCGCAAATTTAACCAGCATACCTAATGGAGCATTGGTTAACAGCTCTGTTACCTATAATGGTGTCAATGTTGCTTTAGGCGGGTCAGGCACAATTACTGCAATTAACCCTCATGCGCTGACCATTGGTACAGGCTTGAATGGCGGTTCGTATGATGGTTCGGCTGCCGTAACGGTAGCTTTAGCAAACACCGCTGTAGTAGCCGGTACTTACGGCACTGATGCCAGAAGCATGACATTGGTTGTTAATGCGCAAGGCCAAATCACTTCTTTGATTGACCAGCCAATCAGCATTGCGGCTAGTCAGATTAACACCACAATTCCTAATTCGGGATTGACCAACTCTACTATTTCAGGCGTTTCATTAGGCTCTAATTTGTTTAGCCTAACTATTGGAACTGGATTGAATGGCAGCTCATATAACGGCTCAGGCGCGGTCACAATTGCTTTAGCTAATACAACTGTCACCGCAGGCTCTTACGGCTCTGCAAGCAAGTCTTTAAGCGCTACCGTTGATGCTCAAGGTCGTTTGACTTCGCTATCTGCACAAAACATCGCAATTGCTACAGCTCAGATTACTGATGCTGGTCAGCCATTCGGCGCAGCAACTTTGGATGCCAGCGGTACTTTAACCGCCAGTCAAATTCCTGCGTCATTATTGGGCGCGCTCAAGTATCAAGGTACTTGGAACGCGGCAACCAATACTCCAACGCTGACAAGTTCTGTTGGTACTCAGGGTTACTACTATGTAGTAAATGTAGCGGGTACAACGAATTTGAACGGCATCACTGATTGGCAAGTTAATGACTGGGCAATCTTTAACGGCTCTGTATGGCAAAAGATTGACAATACTGATTTAGTCACTAGCGTTAACGGGTACACTGGCTCAGTAGTTCTTAGCTATACTGATGTAGGCGCCGCATCTTCAGCGATTACTATTTCGGCTGGCACTGGTCTATCTGGTGGCGGTAACTTAACAGCTAACCGCACATTAAGCATTGCCAACACCGCTGTTGTTGCCGGTTCTTATGGCACTGCTAGTCAGACTTTACAAGCTACTGTAAATGCTCAAGGTCAATTGACAGCGCTATCGGCAGTCAGCATTGCTATCGCCAACACTCAAGTGTCTGGCCTTGGCACGATGTCTACACAAAACGCCAATGCTGTAGCGATTACCGGCGGCAATATTGATGGCACAGTGCTTGGTGGAACAACGGCGGCTGCGGCTCATGTAACTACATTAAGCGCGTCAGGATTAGCCAGCTTTGCAGCTTCTACTTCGGGTTATGCGTCTATCAATATCCCGTCAGGCGCAGAGCCAACAGCCCCTATAGCTGGCGATGTTTGGACAAAAACTACTGGTCTGTATTACAAAAATACTGCTGGCAATATTGAGCAATTGGATATTGGCGCTAATACGCCGGGCGTTCTTTCTCAGCCAACAATTACCATTACTGGCAGCGGCGCTACTTTTAACGCGTCATCGGTAAATGCTGTATTGTTTTCGCTACCGGGCTGGACTGGCGATTTTAGAACGTATGTAATCCCTGCTGCTACTGGATTGGCTTTAGTAGACAATTCTGCAAACTATTTAGTGGTTAGCTATAACAGCGGCAGCCCTGTTTATTCTGTAGTGCAAAACGTAGCGCTGATTGATAACTCTAGTATTGTTGGAGCGACTCTTTTATGGCGTAATGGCACTCAAGTTCATTACCAACCAATTGATTGGGGACGCTCAACTGCATCCCGTTTAAATCGTCGTTTAGTACAGACTAACCGTTATCAATGGGCATCTGGCCTTGCCTTAGGTGAATCAACAGGCAATGTAATCACTGTAGGAGCTGGCGTAGTTTGGTATGGGGTAACTCAATATAACGAAACTTTACAAACTTCTGCGTCAAGTAATGCTGATTTTTACTATCATGTTGGTGGTGTATGGAATACGGCAACAGTTTCAACTTATAACATCACTCAATACGATGATGGCACAGCTTTACAAACTTTAAACAATGGTAGATACGCAGTAAACTGGGTGTACCGTTATATTGATGGCTCTGGTTTACCTAAATTGGCTTATGTACTTGGCGGAGGTAATTACACTCTTGCACAAGCACAAACTTCTTTATCTCCAACTCCGCCTCCAATTTTGTCAACAATGGCAATTTTGGTTGGTCGAATTATTGTATTAAAGAACGCGGCTACCGCAATCCAAATTGATTCCGCGTTTACTCAAGTATTCACCGGTTCTACAGTAACCCTGCACAATGATTTGGGCGGGCTACAAGGCGGTACAGCAAATGAGTTTTTCCATTTAACCAATGCTGAATACACTGGTACTGGTACTGGCACTTTTGTTCGCGCCTCTAGCCCTACATTGGTTACGCCTAATCTTGGTACGCCTTCGTCATTAACTTTGACCAACGCTACTGGGCTGCCTAATGCTGGTTTGCTTAATTCTAGCGTTACCTTTAACGGTGTAGCGGTATCCTTGGGTGGTTCAGGCACGATTACGGCCACCGCTACCAATGCTCTGACCATTGGTACTGGTTTAACTGGTACGTCCTACAATGGTTCTACAGCGGTTACGATCGCAATTGATTCCACTGTAGCGACTTTAGCTGGCGCGCAAACATTAACCAATAAGTCAATCAGCGGCTCTACTAACACGCTGACCAACATACCAAACTCAGCATTGGTTAATAGCTCCATCACGATTGGTTCTAGCTCTGTTTCATTAGGGAATACCCTAAGTACTTTGGCTGGCGTCAGTATTAGCGGTTCAGCCAATACCATTACTAGCATTGGCAACAGCTCTTTAGTTAACAGCTCAGTAACCATTGGCTCATCTAGCTTGTCATTGGGCGGCACATTAAGCGCCTTGGCGGGCGTTACAATCAGCGGCGCTACCAACACTTTGACAAACATTGGCAATAGCTCACTGATCAATAGCTCGATCACAATCAACGGTTCATTAGTAAGCCTTGGTGGATCAGTAACGGTTACTGCTATTGCAACTAACGCATTGACAATTGATGCGTCTGGTGCTGGTGTTGCGCCCGGATCAACTTATAATGGATCAGCAGCGACTACAATCTCGTACAATACGGTAGGGGCGGATGCTGCCGGAACTGCGGTTGCTTTAGCGATAGCTCTTGGATAATAGGATAGATAATGTCAACAAACACTTTCACAAGATATGTAGCTAAGAACGTAGGCACTACGCCTGTCGTTCTTGTTACGGCTGGCGCGGCTACGCAAACAACTGTCATTGGTATGACTTTGGCCAATACCACTACTAGCCCGATCACAGTAAGCGCCTATATTACGGCGTCTGCGGTGAACTACTATGTAGTCACAAACGCGACTGTACCGGTTGGCGGTTCTTTGGCATTGTTTGGCGCGGATGGCAAAATCGTACTTAATACCGGCGATGCTTTTACAGTAGTGTCCAGCGCGGCTACATCGGCTGACGCAATCCTTTCTTGCTTACAGATTAGCTAATATGAGTTACGTCGGAAACAACCCTACTATTCAGCAATACGCGCCAACAATTGCGTATTTTTCTGGTACGGGATCTCAAACCGTATTTACATTGCCGATAAGTGTTGTCAGTGCGGCGCAGATTCTTGTTGTAGTAGGTAACGTACCGCAAAACCCAGCTTCAGCGTTTAGCGTATCCGGAACAACTTTAACTTTTACTTCTGCACCTGCAAGCGGCACTAATAATATTTGGGTTCAATACACAAGTTTACAAACAAATACGATTGCTCCTAGTGCGGGAACAGTAGGCCAAGCGCAAATGAACAACCCTACTGGTACAGGCAACCCAGTATTGCAAACTATTCCAACGCTGATTAACCCACAAATAACTAGCAATATCCAAATGCTAAGTGCAGATGCAGGGGTTATTTTTAATAAAACAGGCGCTTTAAATAACCAAGTTTTAAATGATTATGAGTACGGTTCTTTTACTCCATCTTTTAAGGCAACTGGAGCTTCATTTACATACTCTTACCAATCAGGATATTACGTAAAAGTTGGAAAAATGGTTACGTGCTTTATGGCTGTATTAGCAAGTGCTACAAGTGGCGCTAGTGGGAGTGGCGCTGCTGTATCAATGGGTAACTTACCTTTTGCTGCTCAAGGCGGTGCTTTATATTGGATACCAGCTTCTTGCGGTAATTGGGGAACTTTAAACACTAATGTGATGTGGGTTGGCGGCAATGCAAGTAGTGGGACAGATATAAGCGTATATTGCACAACTGGAATAAATACTTCTGTAAGACAAATGACTGCAAATGATATAGCTAACGCCCCATTTATTACAATGTCTATAACTTATCCGACAGCTTCTTAGGGAATAAAAATGTCATTAGAAAAACAAATTGTTATTGATAAAATTGAAGTTCTTGAAGGCAATATTATTCAAGTTCGACAGGCTACCCGTATCTTAGAAGATAGCAATCCTATTTCAGAAACTTATGAAAGATGGCTTCTTACGCCTAGCGATGATATTTCTGGTCAAGACCCTAAAGTACAAGCTATTGCAAATGCAATCTGGAAATAGATAATGTCCTATATCGGTAATCAACCTACACAAGCAGCTTTCGTAACTGATAGCTTTAGTGGTACTGGCTCTACAACAGTTTTTACAATGTCTGTTGCTCCAGCCAATACTGCTTCGGTATTAGTTGCAGTTAGCGGTGTATTGCAAGACCCAAGCACTTACTCTGTATCAGGTCTTACTCTTACTTTCTCTGCTGCGCCTCCAAGTGGTACAGCTAATATTTCATGCCGTTATCTTGGTATACCCGCTTCTGGCGTAACTACAACCGCTTATAGAACAATTACAGTATTTACTGCAACTGCTGGGCAAACAACTTTTACCCCTCCTAGTTATACCGCTGGATTTATTAATGTGTTTCGTAATGGCGTTTTACTTACGCCTACTTCAGATTACACAGCAACTAATGGCACAACCGTTGTATTAGTATCCGGCGCAACTGCTGGCGATACCATTCAAATTGAATCGTTCTATGTAAGCTCGGTGTTAAATGCTATTCCTAATACTCCTAACGCTGTAGTTCAATCAAACATTGCACCGCTTTCTCATACTATGACCGTATTAACTAGCGGGTCTGGAACTTATACCGTTCCCGCTGGTGTTCGTGCTTTATTGGTTGAAATGGTTGGCGGCGGCGGTGGCGGTCAAGCCTCTAGCTCTGCTGGCGCTCCCAATGGTGGCGGTAGCGGAACATCGACAACCTTTGGTTTTTCATTTTTAACTTGTGGGGCTGGTAATGGTGGTCAATATGGTGGAGCAGGCGGCGGTACAGGCGGTACATCTTCTATAGGCGCTGGCGCAACTGGTCTTGCTTTAGCTGGCGGCACAGGCACAACACCGGGTGTTGGAAATGGTACAAGTTTAGTGCCATATTTAACCGGCGGCGCTGGCGGCACAAACCCTTTTGGTGGCAGCGGTGGTGGTTCTTGGGGAACTGCTCCGGGGGTTACTGGCGCAGCTAATACTGGAGCAGGTGGTGGTGGTGCTGGTTCAAACTCTACAGCAGTTACTGGTGTTATTGCTGGCGCTGGCGGCGGCGCTGGCGGATACATTAAAGCACTTATCGCAAGCCCAGCCGCGTCTTATTCTTATTCTATTGGCACTGGCGGCGCTGGTGGCACTGCTGGAACCAATGGTTTTAATGGCGGCGCTGGCGGTTCTGGGTTAATAATGATTACTGAGTACTATATATGACAACAGCAAACACTCTTGCAACTTTAGGTAACGCACCTTCTTTCAGTTATTACCAAAGTGTTGCTCAAGCAGTAACATCTTCACCAACAAAAATTACTTTTACTTCTAGTGAATGGGATACTACTGGCGGTATGTTTGCTTCTAGTAGGTTTACGCCTACTGTTGCTGGGTATTATCAAATTAATGCTTGCGTAGCGGTGCAAACAACTGCTACTAGTTTGCATATTGGGGTTTATAAAAATGGTTCTTTATATAAATGGAGTGGGCAACAATCCAATTCTACTAGATACGCTGAAAACACTAGCGTTTTGATATATTGCAATGGCTCAACAGATTACGTTGAAATTTATGCAACTTTTAATGACGCACAAAATACACAAGCATTTCAAACATCTTGTTATTTTCAAGGTTGTTTAGTAAGGGGGGCATAATGGCACTAACTAAAGTTCAAGGTGGCATGATTACTTCTGCCCCAGCAGTCACAGTTTACACATCTGGCAGCGGTACTTACACAGTGCCAGCAAACTGCTCATATCTTTATGTTCGCATGATTGGCGGCGGCGGCGGTGGCGGGGGTTCTGGTAATAGCGGTACTGCTGGTACAGGCGGCACAGGCGGCACAACTACTTTTGGAACTTCACTATTAACTGCTACTGGCGGTGGCGGTGGAAGTGTTAATCCACAAGGCGGTGGAACAGGAACAATTAATTCACCAGCTTCAGGTCTTGGCGTTACGGGCGCCGCTGGTGGTCAAGGTGCTTTATACGCCGTAGGCAGTAGCGGTACAGGTATTTATGCTATTGGTGGCACTGGTGCTGCTTCACCTTTTAGTGGTGGTGGCGGCGCTACTTTTGGCAACGGAAACCCTAGTAGCGGAACAGCTAATAGCGGCGCTGGTGGTGGCGGTGGAGCGTACAATCCTAATGCTACCAATCAATATTCAGGATGTGGCGGTGCTGCTGGCGGGTACATTGAAGCGTATATTTCTGGAACTCTTGCAGCAACATATTCTTATGCTGTTGGTGCTGGTGGTACAGCCGGTACTGCTGGTACTAACGGATATGCTGGCGCTGCTGGCGGATCTGGCGTAATTATTATCACTGCCTTCTTTTAATTGATATACTTGAGTCTGGCAATGATGCCCAACTTTTTAAAGGAAATATGATGCACCCAATTACTTTATCGTCTAATTTGATTCTTCAAGTGATCCAATATTTGGAAACGCGCCCAGCTAAAGAAGTTTTTGTAATGCTAACAAATCTTGGCCAAGTAGTTTCCCCACAATTTCAAGCTATTCAAGAGCAAATGAATGCTGCTAACACCGAGGCTCCAGTCGAACCACCAGCAGCCGCATAAGGAGCGCAGCATGGATCAGTCTTTTTTAAACTGGGTATTTGGTCTAATTAACATCGGTTTTGGCATTTTAGGCAAAATTATGTGGGACTCATATAAAGACTTAAAAAAGACTGACAAAGAACTTGCTGAAAAAGTAGGCAATATTGAAGTATTAGTAGCTGGTCAATATGTGAAGCGTGAAGATTTCCAAACTGTTACGAATCAGATATTTGCCAAGTTAGACAAGATCCTCGATAAACTTGACCAAAAGGTAGATAAATAATGCTAAAGCGAATTGCAGCACTTCTAACCCGCAAACCAGTTGAGCCGGTATTGGCGCCTGTTCAAGAAGTTTTACCTGAGTTTCCCTTAAAACGTAAACCACAGGTCAAAAAAGCCACAACGCGTAAGCCAGCAGTCAAAAAGGTTGTAGTTAAAAAAGCTGTTGTTAAAAAGACAATAAAGAAAAAATGAAAGCCCATCGCTCCAAAACAATGTGGTTTAGTTTAGCCCTTGTTGTTTTTGGCGCGCTATTTGATAACTTTTCTTATGTTCAAAACCTTATCGACCCTCGATATTATGGTGTTTGCCTTATTGCTATTGGCGTTATTGTTGCTGTATTGCGCTTTATAACTAACAAGCCAATTGAATGACCTTCCCACTGCCTATTTCTTTCTATGTCAAAGCTGGGCTTAGTGCTTTGGTGGTATTCGCTATTTGGTTTAGTGGTTATCGGGTGGGTTATTCACGATTGGTGGCGTACAAAGCAGAACAAGCTACCATCACGCAAGAAAAACAAAACCAACATCAAGCCGAAGTAGACAAACTAAGGAAAGATAAAAATGCAGAAATTAACGCTATCAACGCTAAGTTGTTTGCTACTCTTAACGAGTTGCGTTCACGTCCCAGTCGAACCGAAGCAGCCAGCAATGGACAAGGTTTCACAGGAAGAACTGGACTTAGCCTTTTTGCCGAGGATTCAGCTTTTCTTGTCGGGGAAGCTGCCCGCGCCGACAAACTCCGGATTGAACTTAAAGCCTGTTACGCCCAATACGACGCCATAAGTAAATGACAAAGAACGAGCAAGCGTTACTCGACACTATTGCGTTCTCCGAAATTGGCAGAACGCTGCTGGCCAAGTCGGACAATGGCTATAACGTCCTTTTGGGTGGCGCATTATTCTCAGGCTACGCTGACCATCCTCGCAAGCTAATTACGGTCAATGGGCTATCATCAACGGCTGCCGGCAGATATCAAATCTTAGAGCGCTATTTTGACGCATACAAGGCACAGCTTCACTTGATGGACTTCTCCCCTGTATCACAAGACAAAATCGCGCTACAGATGATTAAAGAAGTTGGCGCGGATAAATTGATTAATGAAGGCGAGTTCGAGCAAGCCATTCAAAAATGCAGTTCACGCTGGGCTAGTTTGCCGGGCGCGAAATATGGACAACACACAAACGATATGGCGCATCTTAAAGCCTATTACGAGAATGTAGGTGGGTTAGTAGCATGAGCGATTTGTTTGATGAAGCATCCGATTTAGAAGCAATGCACCGCGATTTGGCAATCAAAGCCATACGCGCTAGAGAAAAAGAAAAGTTTTTAGGTCATTGCGTTTATTGCAATGAGCCGGTTAAACAAGGTAGCTTTTGTGGCGCAGAGTGCCGCGAAGATTACGAGCTAGAACAAAAGTTCAAACGAATCACAGGAAAACGCTAATAAGACATTGATTTAACACACAATTCGGTTAATATCCGACTTATAAACATTAGAAAGATTACTATGCCGTTTGAGCCTGTGTGTTCTGATAAAGAATTTATTAAACTTTGGAAAAAGTTAGGATCGCCAACCCTTGTAGCCAAAGAACTAGGTATAAACCCTAGAAGCGTATCTAACCGTAAATCTGCTATTCAAATTCGACATAATATTGAATTGCCCACGCATGGCTCTTTACGCAGCCCCAAAAAAGAAAAACCCAAAAAAGTAGAGCAAGCAGCGCACAATGTCCGCCGAGGCATTGATGTTGATAAAGTCAAACGCGTCATTGTGTTTTCAGACGCTCACTTTACAGACACCACTACAACGGCCTTTAAAGCCCTATTACAGATGATTGACACGTTCAAGCCAGAAGTCATCATCTGCAACGGCGACGCCTTCGATGGACAGGTTTTAAGCCGTTTCCCATCAATCAATTACGATGCAAAGCCTACCGTATTGGAAGAACTCAAGGCTTGCCGCGAGCATTTAGATGAGATCGTTAAACATAGACCGGCTGGCTGCCGTTTGATCTGGACGCTGGGCAACCACGATATGCGCTACGAATCGTGGCTAGTCAATAAAGTGCCAGAGTATAGCGGTGTTGATGGCTTTAGCCTCAAATACCATTTTCCTGAATGGGAAACTTGCTGGTCATTTTGGATTGGTGAGGAAACCATCATCAAACACCGCTATAAGGGCGGGCGTACAGCAGGCTACAGCAATCTGTTATCAGCGGGCAATACCAACATCATTACTGGCCATACGCACGTTCTCGCTTGTCAGCCAATCAGTAACTACCAAGGCACCTATTGGGGCGTCCAAACCGGCTGTTTGGCTGACCCCATGAGTCCTACCTTCGAGTATTGCGAAGATAGCCCTAAGGACTGGCGCAGTGGCTTTGTGATGTTGTCTTTTGACCAAGGCCGTATGCTGATGCCAGAGATGATTATGGTGTCAGATGAAGCCAATGGGGAATACGAGTTTAGAGGCTGCATAAACAAAGTATGAAAATTACACCCAAAATCTTAGAAAGTATTTATCTTACTTTGGCTAAATGCGAACCCTTTACTAAATGGGATTTGCCGCCAAGTGAGTTATGCCGCTACGATATTGTGGATGACCATACAGTAATGGCTACTTATGAATACGATGAATCAATGGCTAAACCGCATATCTTTAGCATATCTAAAGCTCGTTGCGGTCACTACGATACGGTGGTGCGATCTATGGCTCACGAAATGATCCATTGTTCTCGGCACAAATCTGGCAAATGGACACTACATGACGCAACATTCAAGCGTAGAAAGATGGCTGTTGGATTAGAGTTGGGATTTGACGGCCATGAATTATGACTTATTAAAGAGTCCTTAAATAGCTTAAAGCCTTATTAATGAGTCATTTAATATGTATAGAATTTGCACTTTTGTAGACATATTAAACGGCTATTTACCATTTCGTTGACAAATAAAGCTGGTTTTGAGGTTTATTTACCATTCTGTTGACAAATACTTTTCCTTACAAAATACCCCGATCGGTAATTTTTTTGCTTATTTGGTCACTTTTTTAAACATTTTTCCCGTTCGGGAAACTTTTTCTTACTTTGTTATTGTTTTAACATTGACTATGTTATCTAAAAAATAAACGTGTTAAGTGCATGAAATATAAAGAAAATTCCATGCAAAAATGTGGCATTGTTGTCCGAAATTTGTGTATCTTTTTTGTACTTATAGGTATGAAAAAAGGTTGCTAATTGCAACCTTTAGGTATCACTTAGCCATCATGTAAAGCCCGACGTTTCCAAGGGCGTAACCAAAATAACAAATAGCCATGCCGGTATTGCCCTTGTAAAATTGTTCAAGGCTGATATACAAATATATCAAGCCTGTCAAAACAATTAGCCAGCTACTCATTAGCTTCGCGTTTGGCTATCTCGCGTTGAACATACCAAACGGCCTTTTTAAGATCCTCAATGGCGTCTTTTTTAAGGTCACAACGCCAAATATATTTAACAGCGTTACCTAAATTAAAACCCATGTGTTCGGTAATCTGAATGCACTCGATTCCACTAGGATGGTCAGTGTAATGTTTTGGATGGTTCACCGGATCGTGCGTTACCTCAGTATTTCTTTCAACGCTCAAAGCGGCGGTCAATTTCTCAATAGATTCTTGTGCAAGAACTGGATCGTATTCCATAACCATTGGTTCATTCATTTTGATACGCCTCCCCATACCTGTTGTTCTAAATGCCGAATGTAGGCCGTTTGATGCTCGATATGAAGCAACAAGTCATCATATTTGATGCGCCAATAGTCGGCGTCAGCTAAGGCTTTATTTAAGCGAAATCTAAGTTCTGCTTCAGTCATGGATTTCATTTTTCCTCCAATACTGCAATCATGTATTTAACTGCTAAAGTTACGCCCCTACCATACGCTAAAGTAGTCATTGGTTTCTTTTCTAATTGCTCAATGTAATCAAGCAAAATTCCATCAACTTCTTTAAGCACTCGTAAAGCCCTGTCTTTGTCAGCTTGTTGCTGGCGTAGCATGGTGGCGACTAAATCATATATCTGAATCGGTGCTGTATTTTCTTCAAGGTTATAGAATTTCATCATTTCATCAGCTAGTTTATTTGCGTTCATTTCTCTTGTGCCTTTCTTAGTGAATACCAGTCCGATAAATCTATGTATTCTCTTTCGTCATCAGGAAAAGAAAAACAATAGGCATCATAAGTAGAGCAACGCAGTGGCTCAAGTGTTTTGTTATTAATTGGGAAAACCATTTTGTCTAAGCAACGTACATAAAGTTGTTTCATTCTTGTGCCTTTCTTAGTATTGCTCTAGTTGCCTTGAACAATGCTTTACACATTTGCTCGTTATCAGCTTTCAACGCCTCTATTTCAGCTTGTTGCTGGCGTAGCATGGTGGCTGCTTGTTCTAACTGGTCAGCAAGTCTATCGTTGGCGTTTTCTTGTACGCTCTTACGGCTTGTTGCCTTTCTACGAATTGACGCACGGATTTCCATCGAATCAGCTAGTTCATTTGCGTTCATTTCTCTTGTGCCTTTTTTAGTATTGCTCTAGCAAATGCTTTTTGTTTCATCCAAGGTGTATTGCCATGCGAATGACTCCAGCAATAATCTATTTCCTCATCTGTTAATTCTTTGTAATCAAGCTGTCTTTGTAGGCTGCTAATCTGGTCTTGTGCTTCCATTAGGATGATGTGTGCCGTACCCCAAGGAAGCTCTGCTGTCTCCTCTAAATAGGTTTTAATGTCGTTTAATACCTTTTCAGTCGTTAATCTCATTTCTCACTTACCTTTCTTAATCATCTAAAAATGGAGAAATAAAACCAACCATGCCAACTACGCTTGATAGCATAAGCAAAACTGCAAGGTCTAAACTTCTATGGTCTAAGTCCGTTCCAGCTACCCAACCAATAAATAATGTGGCTGAAAAACATAATACAAAAGCAATAATTCTTTTCATTTCTCACTTGCCTTTCTTAGTATTGCTCTAGCAAATTTTTTAATTCCAGTCATAGTGTTTGGATAGCCACAGGATTCAAACAGTTCAATTATTTCCTCATCTGTTAGTTCAAAATACCTAGCTGCTAACTTTAATTCTTCTTTAGATTTTTCTTTTTGAAAGAATAATAAATCTGTTTTCAACGCCTCTATTTCAGCTTGTAGTGCTGGGATAGTGCGTAGCATGGTGGCACATTCCGCTTTTAATGGTGTGTAGTCCGTATTTACTAAAGCATCAGCTAGTTCATTTGCGTTCATTTATCTAAATCCCGATAGTCTTGGAGAAAACACGAACGTCGCTTGCCAATTAGCCGGTTTAGGCTGGACGTTATCATCCACCAAGCCGCGTATATTCCAACCCAAATTAACATAGATACACCGGCTAAAACCAATAGGGGCAACAAGAGTAAATTGAAATAGTCCATCAACGTGTACGAAACACCAGCCCGCTTTTGCATTGTCGTTATCCTTAATTGTTTTATCCCCGCTAACGCTGGTAAAGTATGGTTCGCTTAAATAGCGTAACGCAAAACTATACGCCGGGTTGCGCCACAGCCACTTAATCATTGAAAAATAGCTAAAGCCATTCAGTTCTTTAAATGTAGCGTCACCATACAAGCTATTATCTGGCGTCATAAACCAACCTAACCAAGATGGCAAACGCGGTTCTTCAGCTTCGTAACTATGGTTGTTGCACCAACCCATTTCAACCCTAGCAAATAACACAAAGATAGGGGCTAAAGGTATCGAAAGCACTGTCAAAATCAAGCTAATCGGTACTAACAATGTATACACAATGTAGATCATTTTGTTTCCTCTGGTTTTGACATGACACTTGCGCCACTTTCAACAATCATTACTGGTTCATGCCGAAGCCACCCCATGAATGGGATTGGCTCTTGACAAGTGCATGGCGCCCTACCTTGTAAACAATCGCCAGTGCAACCTAATTCTGAAAGTGTCCAAGTTGTCATGCGTAATCCGCCGTTTTTAGTAGTAAAAGTTGAACATGGGTTTGTAGCTCTTGGACTTTATCATAGATAGGTTTACGCCCATTGACATGAGCGTTACTAGCTAAGATTTCAATCTGATTAATAAGCTGCCGAGCTGCGACGATGTCGGTTAGTAAGGTATTCATTTTCTAGCCTCCATCATTGCGTCTGCAACCATATACGCTATTTCAGCTAATCTTTTATAGGTCGTAGCGAAATCAATTTCAGGGTTTGCCATAATGCCGGATAAATATTTAGCGGCAAAGTAATCCCGTAAATCCATTCCACTATGGTTATATGATTCTTCATAAGGAAAGGCTTTAGTAACGTCTGTCAGCATAGTTTTCATTTTAACCTCACTACTTTGGCTTTCTTGAGCGCAATCTCATACAGTTCTTTAGCGCCATCATCTAATGCGCGCAATGGAAGATTCTGAAAGTATCTCCACTTGTCGCGGTACTCTTGTTGCTCAGACGGCGGAATCCAGCCGTATTGAGTACGCCAGCGCGTAGTAATGTCAGTTCCAGCAGCAGTCCAAATATAAGGTGTTCTCATGATTTTTCCTCTAGTTAAATCAATTACGTTAAGCAGCTATTTCTTGTTTCAATTCATCCCGTTCTCTAGCCGCGCGAAGAATGGTGTACCGCTGGTGTAGGCGTTGTACGATTGACCAACGCTTTTCACCTTTTCGTTCTGCTTCAAGCAAATCCAATACATCTTCTTCACTCAAAGTAGACAGAATATCTGTCAAAGTTCTCCAGCTATACGACTTGACTGGCTCTTTCTTTTTAAACAATCTCATTGGTAATTCCTTTCAAAGTTTGGTTACTGTAACAGATTTATTTGTAATGTAAAACAATTATTTCAATTCTTCTAGCGCAATCTCCGAAATAGCCCGTTTATCGGCTAAAGAAGCCCAAACTTTTTCGTCAATAGTTTTGTTGGTTAATAGGATGTAGCACCAGACTTCATGCTTCTGACCGCCTCGGTGTAACCTACCTACCGTTTGCTCGTACAACTCTAAGCTCCAAGGCAACGATACAAATACGATCTTGTTGCCGCCATGCTGTAAGTTGAGGCCATGACCCGCAGACTTAGGATGGATCAGCAATAGCTCGATATTGCCTGCGTTCCAACGCTCGATCGCGTTAGGGGCGTCAATTGTTTCAGCCTTAGGGTAACGGCGCTGCAACTCAGCCAATTCCTCCTTGTAGTTGTAAACAATGATGGTGTTGGCTCGCTGGTTTTCCGCCAGCAAATCTTCTAGCATTTCAAACTTGTGGCTGGAAAACCACACTGGTTGTTGCGTGTTAATAAATTCGCCCGGCCGAGTCAAGTCTGGCTTACGATCAGAAACGTAGATAAAGCCTGACCCCATCTGCTGTAACTTTTGAGTAACCACCGCAGCGTTAGCTGCAATAGCCTTGGCATCTGGAAATTGATAAACAAAATCTTTCTTCATCTTCTCGTATGGTTCGCGATCTGGCAAATCGCTGCGTATCTCTACGGTGCGCAGTGGTGGCAGCTTGTCCTTGTACTCTGAAGATTCCAGCAAGAACGTAGCAGGTTTGATACGCTGCATAACGGCTTCTAATGAGCCAACTCTAGGCTCCCACTGGCCAAAGTCGCGATTGATACATACAAAGTATTGCTGCTGAAAAGCTCCCTTACTGCGGCCTAACAGGGATTGGTCAACAATCTTGCACTGGCCAAAAACATCTTCTAGGCCGTTGCTAGTAAATGAACCGGTCAATCCCCAGCGAATCTTCATGGGGTCAATGACTTTCAATAACGCTTTAAACCTTGCACCGGATGGGTTCTTGAGGCGGGTTAGCTCATCAAATACAATGCCGTCAAAATCTAGGTATTGTTCAGTTAACCATTGCAAGTTGTCGTAATTGATTACCATTACTTGAGTCTTGGCTTTGAGGGCTGCCATGCGCTGCTTAGGCGTACCAATGCACACTGACATTGACATACCATTAGCCCACTTCGGCAGCTCTATAGGCCATACGTCAGTGCAGACGCGCTTGGGCGCCAGCACCAACCAGCGTTTGATGTGGCCGTTATCTAGCATTTCTTTCATAGCGGTAAGCGTAATGGCGGTCTTACCCGCGCCCACTGATGCCAAAACTAGCGCTCTGTCGCGTTCAAATATGTAATCGGCAGCCTGTTCTTGGTAATCTCTTAGCTTGTACACTTGGCTATCCATTCATTAATTTCTTCTTTGCTACTTAACAAGGCATAACGCTGTTGCAAGCGAATCATGTCATTAGCAAACTCCGCTTGCAAGGCTGATACAATGCCGCCTTTGGTTCGCTTTAACTCAACAAACCAAGTTTGTCCATTAGGTAAACACGCTACTTGATCTGCGACACCGCGCTTGGTTGGTGATTTAAACTTGTAGCTTAGACCACCAACGGACATGACTGTCCAGATAAAGTATTTCTCTATTTCTCGTTCTTTTGGGTTCATGTAAAAAATAATATCATAAAATCTGTTGCGTAACGCAATTCTTGTGTTACACTGGACGTTCAAAAGGTAAAGTAATCTAAATTAAGGATAGAAATGGCAAAGCATTCAAGCGTCGTCGGCGGCTCTACCGCTAAACGAGTAATTAACTGCCCAGCATCGGTAGCTCTAGTAGCTAAGATGCCTCCAAAACCATCAAGCAAATACGCTGACGAAGGCACACTCTGTCATAACGTCATCGCCGAAATCCTTGAGAAGCAACTCGATCCGCAAGACACCATTGGCATGAAGTACAAAGACCATGTAATGACAGAGGAGTTGTTAGAGTCTAAAATTCTGCCAGCCCTAGCGCGTTTGAACGAAATTGATCCTGACTTTGAGATGCAATATACCGTTGAGTCTGAGGTTGACTTTGGTGACTACATCGAAGGTGCATTTGGATCAGCCGACTTGCTAGGTAAAATTGGCCGTAAAGCCATTGTGCTTGACTGGAAGTTCGGCTCAGGCGTGATTGTGGAAGCTGAAGAAAACGATCAAGCCATGTTCTATGCTTGCGCTGCCATGCGTACCGATAAATGCAAGTGGATCTTTGAAGATATTGATGAAGTCGAGATCATTATTGTGCAGCCACCTGAGATGCGTCGCTGGACGACGACAGTTGAACGCTTACAGCAGTTCGAGCGCGGGCTACGCCTAGCCGTTAAAGAATCCCAAGGCAAAGAAGCTACTATGAAATCTGGTGAGCATTGTCGTTGGTGCGCTGCCAAACCTACTTGCCCGCTAATGACTGGCGCCGTTGATAGGGCTACGCAACTTGCGTTGAAAGACCTTAACCCTAAGATGATTGCTATTTATCTCAAGAAGGCTGACGTATTAGAGCAGTGGGTCGCTGACTTACGCTCATTAGCCCACCAGATGGTAGAAGCTGATGTACGCGTACCGGGCTTCAAGTTGGTAGCTAAACGCGCTACACGTCAATGGGTAGACGAGCAACAAGCCGAAAACACTTTGATGGATTTAACAGGAAATCACGCTGAATTGTTCAGCACAAAATTAATTTCTCCAGCTCAAGCTGAAAAGCTATTGAAGAAGGAGAAGAAAGAATTGCCGAAAGAGCTAGTCATAGCGGTTTCTTCCGGTAGTACGTTGGTTGAGGACACTGATCCAAGGCCAGCGGTGTTGCAAATCGGGCGTCAGTTGTCTAACGCCCTCTCTAAACTAAACTAAAGTAAGGAAATATTATGTCAAATTTGACAACATTCAAAGCAGCAGGTTTACCAGCAGTTAAAGACTTGGCCGGTGCGCTCAAGGCTAATCTACCTAAAGTAGCCGAATCTGGCAGCGTCATCATTAAGATGGACAAAACTGGTCATTGGGTTTTTGGTGCAAATCAAACCGAAGTAGAAGAAGGTTCCGAGTGGGCAGTAAACCCATTCTCATTCGTACATGGCTATATCGCTTGGGGCGATGGCGATGTATTGGGTGAAAAGATGGTTGGCATTAGCTCACCATTGCCTGAGTTAGAGCCAGCTCCAGCCGGTGCTAAACGTGGTTGGGAAACTCAAGTTGGTTTTTCAATGAAGTGCGTAACTGGTGAAGATGAAGGGATGGAAGCGCGCTTTACGACTACTTCTGTAGGTGGTAAACGTGCTGTTCAAACTTTGGGCGCGTTGATCGCGGGTCAAATTGACAAAGATCCTAGCAAGCCAGTAGCCATTATTACTTTGGATAAAGAGCATTATGTTCATAAGTCTTATGGCCGTATCTATACACCAATCTTTGAAGTGATTGACTGGATGGATATGAATGCTGAAGAAGGTGAAAAAGCGCCTGAATTGGAATTGGATGAGCCTTCTATTGCAGAAGAAGCTCCAGCAGCTCCAGCTCGCCGCCGCCGCGCAGCAGTGTAACGAATAGGGGCTAGGCTGACACTATTCAGCTCAAGTACTCGCAGACGAACGACTAAAAAGACTGTCTAGCCCCACCTAATTTACTAGAGGAAATTATGAACAATATTGAAAAAGCTGCTTTAGATAAAGCAATTAGTTTTTTAAAAGCAGGTAGATTTACTTATGCAATTCTTGATAGCGACGGAACAAAGCATGGGGATTTAGAAATAGTAAATAAAACTGGGCGAAAACGCGGCGCATTAAAATATCCGATGGGAACGCTAAGAAATCATTTTTACCCTTACATCCATGATTTAAAAAAGGATGAGGGTGCTGAAATACCTTGTGGGGATTTTGCCCCCGAATATTTACGAAAAACAATTTCAGCTTGGGCTTGTAATCATTGGGGGAATAAATCCCACAATATTGTTATTAGTGAGCCAAGTAACAGTTTAATTTTATTTAGAACAAACTAGAGGAAACTATGAACCATAAAGATCAAATCGTTTTATCCCCGGATGCCCGTAGAGGCATGGCTGAAGTCAAGATGGCAATGGTAAGAGCTGCCAGCGTTGAGATTAAAAACATTTTTCCAGCATTAGGAATGAAGATGCCTAAAGTGCATCAAACCAAAAGTTTGAGCCACACTCGTAAAGGTTCAGGTCGTAAGCACAAACAAGGCAAATAATGTCCATTCTTTGGCTCGACTTTGAAACCAAATCCCGATGCAATCTGCTGACGGATGGGGTTTACAACTATGCACAAGACCCCAGTACGGAGGTCTTGTGTATGTCTTATGCTTTTGATGATGAAGAAGTTAAGACGTGGCTGCCACATGATAGCTTTCCCGAGGAAGTGCGCGAGCATACTGGCCTAATCTACGCCCACAATGCAGCTTTTGAGCGCTTGATCTTTTGGTATGTTTTACAGATCAACTTCAAGCTGGAGCAGTTCTATTGCACCGCTACACAGGCCAGAGCCAATTGCGCTCCCGGCTCATTAGAGGACGTTGGCCGCTTCGCTGGCGCTTCGATGCGTAAGGATCACCGAGGTAGTCAATTGATCCGTCTGCTATCCATTCCAAGGGCTGACGGCACGTTCGGCAGTGAACCTGAGCTGATGGCTGAAATGATTGCTTACTGTGAGATGGATGTCAAAGTCATGCGTACTGTCAGTCAAGCCATGCGCCCGCTATCACCAGATGAGTTGTTTGATTACCATGTCAACGAGCGCATTAATGATCGAGGCGTACTGGTTGACGTACCACTTGCACAGGCAGCTCTGCGCTATGCTTCAGCCGAGCTAGGCGAGATCGAGGATCTGGTTGATGAGATCACGCAGGGCGAGATTACCAGCGTAAGAAGTTCAAAAATGAAACAATGGGTTATGGCTCGCGTAGGCGAGGATGCCCTCAAACTAATGGAGAAATACAAAGATGGCGAGAAAAAATACAGCATCGACAAAACTGTTAGAGCCAACCTCCTCATCTTTGCTGATGAGAATCCCGATCAAGTTCCCCCCGATGTCGCAGACGTTATCCAATGCGCGGACGATCTCTGGGCGTCATCGGTTGCGAAGTTCAGCCGCCTTGCACAGCTTTCTGATGAGGAGGATCATCGAGTGCGCGGAGCGTTTGTCTTTGCTGGTGGGAGCGCCACAGGTCGCGCTTCCAGCTATGGAGCGCAAGTCCACAATTTCACTCGAAAATGCGCTAAACAACCTGATCTTGTTAGAACAGCAATGGTTAATGGAGAAAGCATTGTCCCAAAATTCGGTAAGCGAGTTACCGATGTTCTCAAAGGGATGCTCCGGCCTACATTAATACCAGCTAAGGGTAAACACTTAGTTGTAGCGGACTGGTCAGGCATCGAGGCGCGCTGTAATCCTTGGTTGTCAAACCAGCCTGACGCTGATACTGTATTGGATGTATTTAGAAATGGTAGGGACATTTATGTTAGAGAAGCTGCAAGTATATTTAGCTGTTCAGAAGATGAAGTTACTGACTCTAAAAGACAGATTGGCAAGGTCGCTATCCTTTCATGTGGTTATGGTGGTGGTATTGGTGCTTTTGCTGCGATGGGTCGTAACTACGGTGTGGTACTTCCCGAATCCGATGCTAGGCGTACCGTTAATGCGTGGCGTAGAGCAAACTCTTGGGCAGTAAGGTATTGGCAAGATTTAGAAGAAGCCTACACCGCAGCCCTACGCAATCCCGGCTATGAGTTCGCTGCTGGGCGCGTCGTTTATATGTATGACAGACAGCATCTTTGGTATGCACTTCCATCTGAAAGGGTGTTATGCTACCCCTATGCCAAGCTCGACTCGGAGGGGGTTACTTACGCCAAAGCTGCGTGGAAACCGGCTGCCGACGCTACAGAGTGGCCAAGGGCTAGACTTTGGAAAGGATTGGCGTGTGAAAATATTACTCAAGCTGTTGCTAATGATTTACTGCGTCATTCTTTACGCAGGTTGGATAATGTTGTTCTCCACGTCCACGATGAGATTGTTGTAGAAACCGACAGGCCACAAGAAATCATTGAAGAAATGACGCGCGTAATGTGCGAGCCGCCTGATTGGTGTAAGGAATTACCCTTGAACGTAGAAGTAAAAGCCATGCTTAGATATGGAAAGTAGTAAACTGGCTGTCCAATAAAAGCAAAAGGCTTGACCCCGATAAGAGCCAAGCCTTTTTAATCAAAACAAACTAGAGGATTTGCATGACTGCGCAAAGTATATCAAATATTGAATTCGTTGAGTATTTAACGAAATTAGCCCCAGAGGGGGAAACCTTTGTAGTAGTAAGACAAAAGCCAGTAATGGCTGATGGAAACCAAGCCTTACATGGCGATGGCACACTTAAATACACATGGCCAGCGTTCTTACCTGAACGCTACAAGCCTACCGGCGCTTGGTACGGCAACACTGGCTCATTCATTCTTGACCGCTTTAAAGACGGCAAAGTATCTGCCTCTGCTGCCAATTGCGAATACGTCTTAGTGATGGTTCTTGATGACGTCGGCACTAAATCCAAAGAGCCAACCATTGAACCTACATGGATTATGGAAACTTCACCAAGCAATTATCAGTGGGGCTATGTATTCGATTGCGAGTCAGCTCCAACCAAGGGTGAGTTTACCGCAGCGATCAAAGCGATTGCTGATGCGGGCTTTACTGATGGGGGCGCGATCAATGCAGTGCGTAACTTTCGCTTACCCGGATCAGTCAACCTCAAGCCGGGCAAAGAACATTTCGCTTCTAAGCTGATTGAGTTTCATCCTGAGCGTGAGTTTTCTTTAGATCAAATATGCGATGCTTTAGGGGTTAACCCTGATGAGGCTGACACTGCTCAAGTGCGTACCATACATCTTAAAGACGATGGCGACGACGACATTTTGCAGTGGATTGATGAGAACGGAATGCTGTTAGAGTCAGCCAATCAGTCTGGTTGGTATGGCGTGATTTGCCCTAACAGTGCAGAGCATAGCGATGGCAACCCAATGGGTCGCTATCACCCAGTCAACCGCGCTTACTGCTGCTACCATGAACATTGCGCTGGTTTTGGTTCACGCGAGTATCTAGTGTGGGCTGCTGAGAATGGCGCTGCCAAACATGAGCCGGGCGTTCGCCCAGAGTTGCTGACCAATGCGTTCGTTAAAGCATTAGAAAAGATTACCCCGTCCAAGATGTTCGAGCTAACACCTGAGAAGATGCTGGCCGAAGTTGAGCGTAAGGAGCTTGGGCGTATAGAAAAGGAAGAATGGTACGATCGGTTCGCGTACATCCAATCGGATGATTCATACTTTGATATGGTCGAACGTAACGACATTGCTCGTAGCACGTTCAACGCAATCTATCGTCACATCTCATGCAAGTCTATTCATACTGGCCGCAAGGTTGAGTCCTCCATCTGCTACGATGAGAATCGTCAAGCCCATGATGCTAAAGTATTAGCTGGTTTGACCTACGCTGCGGGCGATACCGCGATTGTGTACAAGGATAGCGCGCTATACGGCAATCGTTGGATTGATGGCCGTCCTACTATTACTTCTCAAGGCGGTGACATTAGCCGTTGGCTTGAGCATTGCGCGCATTTAGTACCTGATGAGAATGAACGCAATCACGTTTGGGATATGATGGCATTCAAACTTCAGAATCCTAAGATCAAGATCAACCATGCAGTGCTGCACGTTGGCGATGAGGGCTGCGGTAAGGATTTGATGTGGATGCCATTCATTTGGTCAATTTGCGGCAGCGATTCAAAGAATTTATCTATTGTTGACAGCGACAAGCTGCAATCAAACTTCACCTATCATTTAGAGGCTGAAGTGCTAGTACTTAATGAGCTAAAAGAGCCAGACTCTTCAGCTCGTAGAGCATTGGCGAACAAACTCAAGCCGATCATTGCAGCGCCGCCTGATATGTTAGACATCAATCGTAAGGGCAAAGACCCCTACAAGATGGCCAACCGCCTGTTTGTGTTGGCATTCTCTAACGAGCAGATTCCCATTAGTTTGTCATCACAAGACCGTCGTTGGTTCTGTATTAGCTCATCTGCACAGCCAATGGAGAAGATCAAACCCGGCTCTGGCCTTGCGTTATACAACTGGTATAGAGCAGGCAACTTTGAGCATATTGCTGCATGGTTACACGCTAGAGATGTATCTAAGTTCAATCCGGGCGCAGCGCCAGCCATGACAGAATTTAAACTGAACTTGCTAGAATCTGGCATGAGTAGCCTTGAGTCCACTATTGTTGAGATGATCCGCTTGCGCTCTGGTGAATTTGCTAGAGGTGCTATTGGTAGCCCGTTCCATCATGTATGTGATCGCATTGCTGATCTAACTGGCCTTGGTCGTAGCAAGGTGCCGCAGTCTGCATTGCTTCACGCATTAAAAGAAGCTGGTTGGGTTGATTGTGGTCGCTTGGCATCGAACGATCACCCAAGCAAAAAGCGTATTTTTGCTGCGCCTGATACGATAGAAGCCCACAGTAAGTCAGAGTTGCGTCGTATGGTTGAGGCGCCGCCGGAGCCGAAGGCGGTGGTACTAGACATGAGGCGGAGCGCATAATGAATTACACATACATTCACAGATTCAAAGATACTGGCCAAGTGTTTTATGTTGGTATGAGTAAAAACTTATCTCGTATGACTAGCAAACATAGATCACATCAGCCTAAATGGCATGAAGCAATAGTCAATCGTGAATGGTTTGCTGAAATGGTGGCTACATGGGATACCAGAGAAGAAGCTGAAAGCCATGAAAAGTTATTGATCGAATGTTTTACTGATTTAGGCCACCCGTTGGTTAACTTAACCAAAGGTGGTGCAGGGCGCAACGGTTTCAAGTGGACAGAAGAAGAACGCCAGCGTATGATTCCAATACAAAGCGCAAGAGGTAAAAAGGGTGGCCAAGCTAAATCAAAAGCAAAGACATTAGCTGTTAGACGCAATGGTGCGCTAGGTGGTAAGGCCAAACGCTTGGGCTAAAATAGTTTAGGCCAAACGCTTGGGCTAAAATACATTTAAGGGTATAGATATGGCAATTCCAACGCGCAATGATTCAGGTTCAATTAAATATACGAATCTTTCTTCGGCTGGTAAAGCTATGGGTTCAAAGGGTGGCAAATCCAACTCTGAAGCCAAAGTTAAAGCTGCTAGAGAGAACGGTAAACAAGGCGGCGGTCATACGCCCAAGTAAAGAGTTGTATCCTCTATTTATGGGGTGAACATATTTGGGCAGACGCGTCGTGAGGACGTACTGTAATACACTGAATACAAGTAGCCCCACCTTTTTGTATAATATTTGCTACAAAAACTCAAAAATCCGATTTTTTTATAAAAATGGTGCAGTGCATCATAGGGTTTACCCTTAGTTGAAAATAAAAACCAATAAAATCAATGACTTACACGCCGTATTTAAAGCGTTTTATTAAGATTGTAAAACCCGCAAACGGCCGCGCCTTATAGAATAAAGGCTTGCGGCCTGATACCCTGTAGATATAAGGCGCGGCGGCATAACTTTACAATACAACGGGCTAAACTTTACAATCCCGCGCAAAAACTTTACAAAAACGCGGGCGCGGCTTTACATTCAATTTTTAAAGGGCGCAAGGGGTCACGCAAGGCGCGGCGGCTTGCGAATAGTGCATGGGCGCTATTCTCGACAATACCCCGCGCGCCTATAGCGCCCGCGATATTCGCGACAATAGCCCGCTTGAGAGGCCGCGAACTATTCGCGCGCCTCTTAGCTATGCAAAAAAGAGAAAAGGCCGCGCAAGGGCGGCCAATAGCTTATTTTTTAACTGTTTTTAATAGCCCTCTACTGATAGCCAATAGTTTTCGGCTAAGGCGTCGCGGCGCTCTCTGGCCTTGATAATCTCGCGCCTGTATTCCCTTAATTTATCGGTCAACGCGTCGCATATAGCGCCCGCTAGATCTATTCCCGCCTTGCGTTGCGCCTTGATAGCGGCTATCAGGCCGCGCGCCGTTTGCCTTGCTTCTTTTATCTGAATGGCCAATTCTTCACGCTCTAGAATGGCTCGGTTTTCGGCGTCGCATTCGCGGCTATCTCTAGCGATAGAATCGGCCAATGAATCAGCGCGGCGGGCGGCGGCAAATTGCCAATCTGTTAGATCTTGCGCGGGGGCGTTTTTGGGTACTATAACGCCTAAATTGATATATATCGTGGCTATGTCACTATCTGAATAGTCAACGGCGGGGCAAATAAATAGGCCGCGCGCCGTTTTAATGGTGACAATGTACGGACGGATCAATTCACTTTGAAAACTATCAGCATAATAGCCGCTATAGTCAAAGGCGCGGCGGCTTATGTCTTGAATAGGCGTCGCGTTATAGCCATAAAGGGATTCTAAGCATAGCGCGCCTTCATCATCATAATGATTCGCGCTATCATACGCGCGCCAGCCCTTGCGGCCATATTTAACTTGCCATTCCCGCGCCGCTTTCAAGGCGGCGGCCGGATCTAAGCGGCTATAAGTAGCGGCGCGCTTTTTAATACTTGCAAGGCGTGATTCTAGATAAAAATTAATCTTATTCATGGTTTTATATCCTCTAGATTAAAAACATAAGCGGGCAAAATTACCCGCCATAAAAGCCGCCCGATTACAGGGGCGGCCTTTATAGCTGGCAATTTTTTACTCTGTTATTTCTTGCGCGTCCGTTACGGCGTTGACAAAATCCGTAAACTTATCGCTTTCCGTATCCAGTAGCGCGTATCCGTCCGCGATACCGGCGGGCGGGCTTTTCGCTTCTTTCTCTATATGGCTTGCTAAATCGTCCGCGGCCTCTGTTAGTTTTTCCAGCG